GGTTTGAGAGGCACACAGTCAGCGACAATAAATTGACGATCACAAACAATGCTTACAAGGGCCTTGAGTCGATGATCGGCAGAGAGATTGCACTGGATACTTTCGAGGACTGGGCGGTACTTAAGCCGGCTGTCGAATATCCCTGGAATAAGCCGGACTTCGGCTACTTCAAAACGCCGATTAAGAACGTCATCGACCGAAGTTTCAACGGGGTATCGATGTTTGATTCGGCAATTCAGTTAATCAAGAAAGCCGATCAGCAGCTCGGGCGTCTTGACTGGGAATATGAGTCGGGAGAAAGATCGATCATCGCTGACGTGGATGCAATCCCGCTTGCGAACACGGCAGGGTATCGGACGAAGCCCAAGGAGCGCCTCGTCAAGACTCTGGATATGTCCGACGGAACCAGTGCGGATAAGTATCACGAATTTTCGCCGGATCTACGGGGTGATGGATTTATTCAGGGCTTGAACGAGTACAAAAGGGCGATCGAAGAGAATGTCGGTCTTGCCTTTGGTGATCTCTCCAACGTGCAGGACGTCGACAAGACGGCGACCGAGGTCATCAACAGTAAGAAGCGCAAGTACAATCGCGTAACGGCGATTCAGGACAACCTGAAGGACTGTCTGACCGATCTGGTCGACGCTCTGGCGTTCTATAACGGCCTTACAACGGCCGGCTACGAGCTGACGATTGATTTCCACGACTCGATTCTAACCGACGAAGAAGGAGACCGCGATCAGCTCCGGCGCGACCTTTCTTCCGGTGTGCTTAACGCCTGGGAATACAGGATGCGAGTTTACGGAGAGGACGAGGAGACGGCTAAGGCGAATGTACCGCAGGCGCCCGCCGTAATGATGTGATATGGAACCCGGAAAGATTGAGATCATCCCTCAGCCGATCGGAGACGGATTCACGGAACTGCAAGACCGGATCATGCAAGACATCGTGCGGCGAATGAAGATCAACGCCGGCGAGATCACCAGATCCGCGGACTGGCAGATTAACCGCCTGCAGCAGCTGGGTATGTCCAAGCAAGAGGTAAAGACAGCGATCCAGCAAGCACTGGGCGTCTCTGACGCGGCAATCGATAAGATTTACAGCGAGGCGATCAAGGAAGAGTACACCAGGAACGCGGATCTGTATCGGGCATCCGGGAAAGAGTTTATCCCGTACGCCGAGAATGTCGAATTGCAGTCAGTAGTAGCCGCTATGGCCGAACAGACGCGCGGCGAACTGAGGAACATCACGCAGTCGCTTGGCTTCGTCACACAGGAGAACGGCAAGCTCAAGGCGCTTGATCTGACAGAGTATTACCAGAAGACTTTGGACGGTGCAGTTAATGATATTCTGTCCGGATCGTTTGACTACAATACGGTTCTGAAGCGCGTCACGAACGACATGACAAACAGTGGTCTGCGCTGGATCGATTACGAATCGGGGTATCACAACCGCGTCGACGTGGCAGCACGTCGGGCAGTGATGACTGGATTCAATCAGACCATGAGCCACATCAACGAGCAGACGGCCAAGGATCTCGGAACAAACCACTTCGAAGTCACGTACCATATTGGAGCAAGACCCGAGCATCAGGTGTGGCAGGGGCGCGTGTACAGCAAGCAACAGCTCATTGAGGTCTGCGGGCTCGGATCCGGCGCAGGCCTAAAAGGCTGGAACTGTTACCACGATTATCTGCCCTTCGTGCCGGGTGCCTCTGTAAGGACCTATACGGACGAACAACTCGACCAGATGATGAAGGACGAGAACACGCCGAAGACATACCAGGGCAAGGAGTATACGGCCTACGAAGCTAAGCAGAGGCAGAGACAGCTTGAGACGACCATGAGGGCACAGCGTGAGAAGATCGGCCTGCTCGAAGAGGGCGGCGCTGCGGAGGATGACATCATAGATGCGAAAGCCCGGTATCGTGTAACTTCGCAGGAGTACACCGGGCTAAGTAAGGCGATGGGAATTCCGCAGCAGAGGGCAAGGGTTGCCATCGTGTGACGGAGGGAGATCAGGAAATGCTTTTATGCCCGTACTTGACTAGGGAAATCTACGCAGAAACACCAGGAAAGCCGATATACGAGCGAATCGAAACTACCAACGAGGACAATACGCCGTATGTAATACACTTAACCAACAGCGGACGGTCTTATCTGCTCACGAGCAACCCGACTGAATGCTGGGGCGAGATGTGCGCCGCATGGCAGAACGGACGGTGCGTCCGAACCTCTTAAGAAAGGAGGAATTCACAAATGTCAAATGTCAAAGTCACAGAACAACAGATTCAGAATCTTCTTTCAAAGTCCGAGTATAAGACGTTCCACGCCGTCTTTGGGAAACTTACCATCACGGTTTGCAAACTTCCGAACGGGTATACCCTTGTTGGAAGTTCGGGGTGCGTGGATCCTGAAAACTATGACAGCGAACTTGGGGAGCAGATTTGCAAACAGCAGATCGAGGACCAGCTCTGGAAGATGGAAGGATATTCTTTACAGAGCAGAGTTTTCAACGGCCCGAATATTCGATAGATCAATCCCAAGGAGGACAGACCAATGCAGCATTAACGCCGGAGTGCTGACGACCGGATAGAGCGCAGGGTAGATCACGAATCCGGCCACTAAGTAATACACAAAAAGCAGATCTTCACGGGTCTGCTTTTTTATGCCCGAAAACCCGCTAAACGGGCGATCGAGCACCAAGTCGACGGACTATAAGCGGAATTTGCCGACGGGCGTTAAACGGGGAGAATTATATGCCGAAAATGAATCTACAGCTCTTTGCCGAACCCGGTGCCGCGAATTCGGGTACCGGAGATCCGGCACCGACACAGCAGGCGGCTCCTGCTGGTACGGGGAACGGCGCCCCTGATGCCGGCACAGCAACACCACAGATCGATCCTGCTAAAGTGGACGAGATTGCGGCGAAGAAAGCCGAACAGGCACAGCGCGGCGCACTCAGATCCTACTTCCAACAGCAGGGAATGACGGAGACTGAAGCCGAAGCGGCGATTAAGGCCTACAAGGACCAGAAAGCCGCTCAGGACGAGAAGGACAAAGGAAACCTGACTGCCATGCAGAAGAAGGCCGAAGAGGCTGAGAAGCGTGCCGCGGCGGTAGAAACGCAGGCTTTTACGGATCTCGTAGAGGCGAAGTCTGAAGCGCTGGCAGCCTCACTTGGTATCGATCCGGCAAAGCTCGCTTATATCCGTCTGGACTTTTCCAAAGTCGGAAAGACGGACACAGGTAAGCCGAAAGCCGAGGACATCAAGGCGGTGCTCGAAGGCGCACTCAAGGTCATGCCCGAACTAAAAAGAACATCCGAACCTATCCAAACAGGCGTTGCCCCGACGAACGGAGGCAAGGCAATAACCGGCGATGATGATGCCCTGCGCAGAGCGATGGGACTCCCGCCGAAGAAGTAAGAAAGAAGAGGTAATAAAACATGGCTAACACACTTGCTCTCGCAAAAAGATACATGGCACTCCTCGATGAGGTCTACAAGTCCGCTTCGCTCACCTCCGATCTGGACGGCGACAGCTCCGACATTCGTGACGGGGCGAACGCCGAAGAATTCGTGATCCCGAAGATCTCTCTTCAGGGTCTCGCGAACTATTCCAAGTCTTCGGGATTCGTCTCCGGTGACATCACTCTTGCCTGGGAGACGGTAAAGGCGAACTTTGACCGCGGTCGTAAGTTCAACATCGATGCTGTCGACAACGAGGACACCGCGATCAATCTGATCGGGAAGCTGGCCGCTGCTTTCGAGCGCGAGAAGGTAGTCCCGGAAATCGATGCCGTGAGATTGGCGATGTACGCCTCTCTTGCTGGCGGCGCTCCCGCAGGTGCCGTGCTTGGCACAGGCGATGCCGTAATCGCTGCTCTTCGTGCCGCTGCTACAGCGCTCGAGAATGCCGAAGTCCCCGAAGGATCCGCTATCCTGTATATCACCCCGACGCTCAAGGGCCTCGTCGAGGACCTTGACACGACCAAATCGAGAGCGGTGCTCTCGAAGTTCAAGAAGATCGTACCCGTGCCGCAGAGCCGTTTCTACACGGCTATCACCCAGAATGACGGCACGACTGCCGGTCAGGAAGCCGGGTCGTACATCAAGAATGCGACAACCGGCAAGGATACCAATTTCATGGCGATTGATCCGGCGGCCGTGCTGCAGATCCAGAAGCACAAGATCAACAAGGTCTTCAGCCCGGATGTCAATCAGTCCGCCGACGCCTGGCTGCTCGATTATCGTCTCGTCGGTCTGCATGACGTCTACGACAACAAAGTCAATGGCATCTACGTGCACAAGTCCACCACCTAATCCCTAAGGAGGTAACCACCTATGGCAATCGTTGACGCCACCTATTACACAGGCACGTATAGGGCCGGCTCTACGGCTGTCATAGGTGCTTCCGAATTTCCGTTTTACGAAAAAAAAGCAGAGAAGGAGCTCGACCGGCAGACGTTCGGCCGGCTCTCCACTGCCACGGTGACGGATGAAATCCGGGACTGCATCTGTGAGATCGCAGAGTACCTGTATCAGTGCGAGCAAGCGTATAGCTCCGCCCACGGCGGCGTGCTGACATCGTACTCTAACGACGGAGACTCCGGCAGCATCGATAAGTCGATGTTTGCCGAGGAAAACCGCCCGAAGAAGATCCTGGCAATCGTTAAGTCGTATCTGTCCGGGTCTGATCTCTTGCAGGGAGGTGTGGATCTATGGCGGGGTTAAATCCTAACTACGACCAGATGATCACACTGTTCAACTGTCTCAAAGGCGCTGACAATCCGGACGGGAATGTAGATATCTGGTACAAGACGGCCCTTCCGGAGTGCTTCTTCAAGTGCCAGCAGGCGGCGGTAAGTTCCGGTACATCCTCGCAGATGGCCGGGACATACATCGCGCGCGTTCCCGCGTCGACGAAGTACAAGCCTTATGCCGAGTGGGTTAAGATCCCGGCGGCATCCAGAGCACAGTACTTTACCGGGAACCTGGGTGATGTGATCATCCTGGGGAATTCGGCCGAGGTGATCGGAAACGCAAGCCCGAATACGGCTACGCAGGTCCTTTCTCGAAACAAACCGAACGCTTTCAAGGTGACGGCATTCTCGGACAACTCGGGCGCGATCCAGTTGCATTACCGATTCGGAGGCTGATATGGGCCAGAAGATCAGCTTTGATTTCAACAAGCCGCAGAAGCAAATCATCGAAGAGACGACAGGCGG